ACTTGACAATGGTATAATAATAGAAACAAAAGGTTTGTTTATTGCATCAGATAGAAGAAAACATATAGCTATTAAGAAGCAACATCCTAAGTTAGACATACGCTTTGTGTTTACAAATAGTAAAAGAAAACTACGCAAGGGTGCTAAGTCTTCTTATGCTGAGTGGTGTATAAAATATGGCTTCCGTTACCATGATAGGATTATACCTGAAGATTGGTTAAAAGAAAAAGGAAAACGATTAACAAAAACATTTATCTCATACAGAGGTAGGAAAATAAAAAGGAGTTAGCTATGAAAAAAATGGATACTAAATTTTTAAAAGAAGAAGACTTTATTATAAACGTAAGACCTAGCTTAGATAAGAATAGAACTTGGACAGGTCAGGTAGAAATAAATATTCTTTCTTCAAAAGAAAATGGATTAAATAATATAGACAATGAAGCTCTGATGCATTTGTGTACATGCATGGCTAGTATAGTTCCTATGATGGAAGTAGATAAAGACTTGATGTATGAGATAGAAGAGTTTATAAAAGAATTAAATACAACAGATACAAAAGTAAAAGATCAGTTGACAATTAAAAGTAAAGATGGTAATGTCATCTCACTTGATTTTAAAACAAATACAGATGGGAGTGCGTAATGAATGCAACAATAAAAGAGATGATAGAGTTTGAAGGTAGCAAGAAAACTATGAAAAACAGAGAGCTTGTTGATGATATGGTAAATCATCCACCACACTATAACCAAAAAGGTATTGAGTGTATTGATGCCATAGAAGCTGCGACAGACACAGGCTTTGAGTATTACCTTCAAGGCAATATAATGAAATACATATGGAGATATAGATACAAGGATGGAATCCAAGACTTGGAGAAAGCAAGTTGGTATCTGAATAAATTAATAGAGATTACAAATGCAAATAAAAGTTAGGATGTGGTTAAACCTAGAGGTAGACCCTGAGGATTATGTTATACCATCTGATGGGGATATAACTGAGGAATTAGAAGATGGTATTCGTGAGTATATACATGATATCAATGGAGTAAAAATTAAAACAATGAGAGTAACACAGGAGATAAAAGATGAACAATGATTATAAATTACCAACAGATTACCAAAACTTTATTGCATTGTCACGTTATGCTAGATGGCTACCTGAAGAAGGCAGAAGAGAAACGTGGACAGAGACAGTAGATAGATACGTACAGTATATTGTAAAGCACGTATCAAAGAATAATAAACTTGATTTATCTTTAGACTTACAGAATAGAATGTTTGAAAGCATTGTTAATTTAAATGTGATGCCAAGTATGAGAGCATTAATGACATCAGGTAAAGCATTAGACAGATGTCATGTAGCAGGTTACAACTGTTCTTACTTACCTGTTGATAGCCCTCGTTCTTTTGATGAATGTATGTACATACTTATGTGTGGTACAGGTGTAGGTTTCTCTGTTGAAAGAGAGAACATTGACAAGATGCCTGTAGTTAATGAACACTTTGAAGATAGCACGACTACTATTAAAGTAGGTGACTCACGTTCAGGTTGGGCTAAAGCCTTGCGTGAATTAATTGCTATGTTATATGTAGGTCAAGTGCCTGAGTTTGATGTAGAAGATGTCAGACCTGCAGGTGCTAGATTAAAAACGTTTGGTGGCAGGGCATCAGGTCCTGAACCACTCGTAGATTTGTATCGGTTTTGTGTTGCGATATTTAAAGGTGCGGCAGGTAGAAGATTGTATCCTATAGAATGTCACGATATAATGTGCAAGATTGGTGAGGTAGTTGTCGTTGGTGGGGTTAGACGATCAGCCCTCATCAGTCTTTCAAATCTAGGAGATGACCAAATGAGACATGCTAAGTCAGGTCAATGGTGGGAGAATGAAGGTCAACGTGCTCTTGCTAATAACAGTGTAGCTTACAGAGGTAAGATAACTATGGAAACATTTATGCGTGAATGGTTATCTCTTGTAGAAAGTAAGTCAGGAGAACGTGGTATCTTTAACAGAGACTCAGCTAAGAAACAAGCAGGTAAGAGTGGAAGAAGAGATAATGATCATGCCTTTGGTTGTAACCCTTGTAGTGAGATTATACTTAGACCTTATCAGTTCTGTAATCTATCTGAGGTAGTTGTTAGAGCAGAGGATACTGAAGAAACCCTACTAGAAAAAGTTGAGATGGCTACAGTATTAGGAACATTACAAGCTACTCTTACTGACTTTAAATATCTACGTAAGATATGGAAAGATAATACAGAGGAAGAAAGATTACTTGGTGTGTCGCTGACAGGTATCATGGATAGTAAATTGTTTAATAGTTACAACTCTATTTATATGGAAGATGGTCAGTATGTTTATGACGAGACATATGCAGGTGATATCTTAACTAAATTAAAGGAGAAAGCAATTGAGACAAACAAGAAACTTGCAAAGCAATTGGGTATACCTCAATCAACTGCCATCACTTGTGTCAAACCTAGTGGTACTGTTTCTCAACTCGTGGATAGTGCAAGTGGCATACATAATAGATACAGCGAGTATTACATTCGCACTGTACGTGGCGACAACAAAGACCCTTTAACAGAGTTTATGAAGTCTGCAGGTATACCTAACGAACCTGATGTAATGAAGCCTGATAGCACTACAGTGTTTAGCTTTCCTATGAAAGCACCTGAAGGAGCAGAGACAGACTCAGGAGCAATAGATCAGTTACGTACATGGGCTACCTTTCAAAAGTATTGGTGTGAACATAAACCATCTGTAACTATATCTGTTAAAGAAGATGATTGGTTAGAGGTTGGAGCTTGGGTATATAAAAACTTTGATGATATATCAGGTATAAGTTTCTTACCACACAGTGATCATACCTATGCACAAGCTCCTTATCAAGCAATTGATAAGAAGAAGTACAAACAATTAATTAAAGAAATGCCTAGCAGTGTTGATTGGGATAAGCTCTCAGAGTTTGAGAAGGGCATAGACAACACAGCAGGAAGTAAAGAACTCGCATGTACAGCAGGTGTGTGTGAAGTCGTAGACATAGTAGCAACATAGAAAGGAGAATATTATGACTGAAGAAACAAAACCAGTGACAGCTATAGAAGTACAGGAGATGATTATAGGATCACCTGAAAAGATGAAGCTGTTAAATATATTTAATACTTTAATGCAGGAGAATACTGCACTTAAAAAACAATTAGAGGAAAAGACCAATGCTAAAACGTAGGCATGGTTTAAAGAAGTATGATGCACCTCTGCGTATACAATTTGATAAAGGAAGAAGTGCTTTTCATAGAGGTGTAGATTACAACAACAAACTTCTTGTGCCACCATACAGTGCAAACAGTATGCAGTATAGAGAATGGTTACGTGGATTTAATTCTGCATTTGCACAAGGTTTAAAGAAGGTTATTAATTATGAAACTAGAAGAGGAAGCAAGGAAGTTTATGCAAGATAAAAACAAATGTCTATTGGTAGCATCAGACTACCAAACAAAAGCAAAGGAGACTGCCATCTTTCCTAAAGATAAAGCTCTAGAGTATTTAAGTTTGGGGTTGGTTGGTGAAGCAGGTGAGATAGCTAACAAAGCTAAGAAGGTTATACGTGATAATAAGAAGAGTCACGATCTTGGTGGGGAAATAGGTGATGTCCTATGGTACTGTGCTATGTTAGCTGACCATTTAAAACTAGACTTAGGATCATTGATGCAATCTAATCTTGATAAGTTAAGTGATAGAAAGCAACGTGGTGTACTAGGAGGTAGTGGGGATAAGAGATAATTATTCTAGACGTTGTAGAAATAATCCTATCTCTGTTCCTAGTCTATACTCTCCTAGACTTTCTACAGTAGCACCATCTCTTTGCGTATCATAGTATTGATTGGCTAATTTCCTAACTCGTCTTGTTTGTTTAGCCCATCTTGCTCTATCAAAAGGAGTGTAAGGTTTGCCCTTGTTAACATATTTAGCTTGGGCAACCTCCTTTGCAAACTTTCTTAGTTTTATTAAATACTTTCTTATAAATACTTCTTTATTTATTTTTTTCTTTTGTTTATAAAAATCAGATTCAACAATAGTTCCTAAATGAAATTGTACTATTGATCCTAATTCTTTTTTAATTAATCTATCTGCTTCTTTATCTCCTGTAGACGGAAGCACCTGCCAATTTTTTATTCCTGCTTTTGTTATTTCTTTTTCTACAGGATTATCTCTCTCTTGAAAACGTAAACCTATAACCTGTCCTAAGAATGGAGACTGTGTTAATATCTTATCCTCTCTAGTTGGAGATTCAAACTCAGGAAGTTGTTTAGATAGAACAGGAGCGTTCTTATATATCTTTGCCAAGAAAGCATTCACTGCACGTTCTCTCATACCTGTTCCGTCAATAGAACTAGAGTCTCTAACTATTGCTTCTTCTTCATCAAAAGCAGCAACAATATCCTTAACAATTCTTGCAGGTGTTGAGAACCCTGATGTTACATCTCCAACATAGCCGCCTATTATTTCTCCAAATTTTTCTTGCCCTATTGATTCTATGCCACCTTCAGAATTTACTACTTCAAAAAACTTATCAACAGTATATGAAGCTGCACCTGCCCTAAACTGTGCTCCTGTAAACCCATCCAAATAATCTTTAGTACTTAACTTGTCCAAATCTCCCCTACCATATTTAACTATAGCATCTGCCACAATCATATAAGGTGCAGCAGGAAAGAAAGGTCGCATGTCTACTTTTCTTCCGTCTGATCCTTTAAGATTGTACCATTCAGTATCTTGGTTCTTAGCACGATAATATATGGCAGTTCCTAGAGCGGCACTACCCACCATGCCTTGAGATATTCTTTCACGAGCTTCTTGTTTTGCTTTTTCTGTTACTGCCTTACCTAATTGTTCTGCACCTGCTTGAAAACTTCCTTGAAATATACCATACGCACCATTTAAAGGACTATACTTTAATTGAAAAGATAAAGCATTAGCCATAAATCTTGCAAAAGGAAATTGACCTGTACCAATAATAGGCATACCCGGAAATCTTTCTACAAACTTTACAAAGTGATATGCAGCATCTCCTTTTCTTGGGTGCAAAGCAAATGTATTTTTAAGAGCATACTCCATGCCATCTTTTAATAGCTTTGCTTCAACCTTACTACCACCCTTTTTACCAAAGACACTTGTGCCGTCTACAGCTAAGTCTTCTAGTTTAACACCAGCTCTTCTTAGTTTTCTTGTTATATGATCAGCAAAGAAAGCCCTTCTGAACATTGCATCTTGTGCTAGGTTTAATATGTTTGCATATTGTGCAAACTGTGTTAGTTGCTGTGAGTCTTCCCCTACTTCTCCAATTGTACGAAACATAATTTTATTAAGTCTTGGATTATTTTGAAGTAAGAACTGTGATATGTCATCACTCATTCCTTGTCTTACAAAACTATAAGCTAGTCCAAAACTATCAGAAACCCAATCTTTAAACCCTGTGTTAATACCTTCAGGAGATATGCCATCTCTATACAAACCTTTAAATGCTTTACCCATGTGATATAAAGTAGCTTCCATTGTGTTTGCCATTGTTTCAAATGACACAACAGTTAAACCTGTAGCTACGTTTCTTGCAGTAGTGGCAAGTTGTGTTACCATCAATGCTCTTCTTTCCCTGTCTATTCTTTTTAGTAAATTATACCCATGTCCTGTAGCACTTGTTACTTCGTCTGTCTCTCCATATAATTTATTTAATTTATCTTTTAATTCAGGGCTAATAGACAATAGTTTCTTACGCAATTTTCCAAGATTACTTTTTGATTGTAATGTTCTACCTGCTTCACTCATTGTATAGTTTTCCATTGAAGCAAAGTCATCTACTGTAGACATAAAATCTAAGAATTGGTTTTCTGTTATATTTTCTCTTGACAAGGCGGCTTGTAGTACGTCTTCATCTATGCTGTCTATATTATTTACAATATCAGTTACTGCATCACTAATTTTTTTATCTTTGTTGGCATCTGATATAAGTGTTATTGATTTTCCTGCTGCTTTTTCTTCCTCAGTTATATTTTCTACAATCTTAGAAACTTTTCTTGATAGTTCAACCATTACTTTAGCATCTACAATTGGTGGTTGTCTAAGTATCTCTTGTTTAGTTATAATTTGTTCATCAAGTTTTTCTTTTGCCTGTTCAGGATTTAATCTTTGTCTTGCATTATTAATTCTTTCTTGTGCTTCATCAAGTTGATCTTGTGTTATTGCAGGACCTTCAACAGGATCAGTAGCTACTACATCTTCATCGTCTATTTTCTTTAGAAAATCTAACTCAGATTTTTTAAACCCAAACAATTTTCTAGTACCTTCATCTGCTTTTTGTATACCTG